ATATGAGCCAATACGCTTTAGGCCATGTCGTAAGGATTAATGCAATTGGCAAAGATGGATTACTGACTCAATTTAAATTTCAGAACTTTTTTATCAATGCAGAGATGACATTTGAAAATAATCAATATGGATTTGTGCCATTTGGATTTTCTGGCGTAACAGTCAACAGAACCGGCGATGGACTTGAAGCAACGATTGTTTTCCCCAACAACAAGCTGACTCGTGGCTGGGCCGTTACTTCTATCAGGGATCATTACGTCATGGAAGTAGACGTTCTTATTGTTGATTCAGCTTCAGCAACTGGATCACACACCCGCGTGCATGGTTATACCGGACAAGTTGTTGGCGGCAATTGGGATAACGTCTCTTTAAATTTGCAACTCAGCTCAGCGTTAGATGCTGTTGGCACGGATGTTCCAAGGCGATCATTAACACGCAAGCTGGTTGGTAACTTACCAATATCAAACAATGTCCGACTGCAGTGATCTAATTGGAATGCCGTATCGGCTTGGCGCTGACGGTAGTGACGGGCATATTGACTGCATCCATCTGTGCTATCGGGCATTGGAGCGGATGGGTATTGACAAGCCACCGTTTAAGCAGAGCTGGTATCAAGCGAGTAAGTGGGATGTATGCCGGGATCTGATGCGGTGGGGTTTGCGAGTTGAAAAGCCTGCGTATGATGGGGACATTCTGCTGTTACCGCAGCAATCTTGGGCATTTGCAGTCACATGGCAAAAGGGAATTCTGTATATCGGCCCAATGACGCAGAAAGTGCAGTGGTCATTGGCTCAAGCGTTTACGACGTACCACTGCTTCCGTACGAAAGGCAGCTAATTGCAACGATTGGGATAACTGAGGAAGAGTATCGAGCGTTTACAGCTGAGGTAAGAAGGCGTGGAGCGGTAAGACCAGCGGCGTATGACCATATTCCTGACGTTCAAGCAGGAGCTACAGGAACAGCAATTCTGATTAACTTGGCAATCAGTCTTGTGCTGACTGGTGTTGCATATCTGCTGACACCAAAGCCAAAGATGCCTGCTGCTCAAAAGCAAGGCGGCATTATTGATCTTGGCAATGTTACAGGAGCAAATCGTTTTACGCCTTCACGCGGCTTTGAAACGCTTGCGGAGCTTGCAGATTATGCGTCACCCATTCCGCTGATCTTTGGTCTTTACAAGGATGACATTGGTGGAATGTTGATTACGCCAAAGCTGATTTGGTCGCGCATGTTTAGTCATGGAACGATGCAACGCGCCAAGCTTATGTTTGTCGTTGGTGAGCAAGGCGTTGGCAATGCAGGCATTCAACCGCCTGAACTTGAGGGCATCTTTCTTGGCAACAATGCGCTTGATGCGGTATTCAACGATTTATTTGCGTTTTACTGGCACGCAGATAGCAGCGAGCAGTTTCGCATTCGTGGAACTGATAAAAGGTATGGTACGAGGGGAAAAGCCCACAGGGGAGATCCTGACGTACCAAACGATAATAGCGATGCCTTTGCTTTTCCATTATCTGACATTAATAAAGAGCCTGCAGAAATTTTCTGTCATGCTTACACGCCTGCAAATAGCACAAAATTTGGAGTTTATGGAGCCATTGCTAATGGAACACATTATCGAGTCAACTATCAACTAATTTCTATTCCTAAGGTTGACGACAAAGAAGCAATGGCAATCAGGACTTTGGAGCGCATCAAGATTGTTGGAGACTCTGGAGTTAAATCAGGCGATAACAATAAAACATTACAAGAAGAGGATATAGAGCCTGGCAGTGCCACTGAAGATCGTTTAAACGAGATTCGTAAAAAAGGGAATCAGGCAGGGGCAGGTCGAAATTACAGTCCACGAATGGGAATAGTTAGTTACAACGGTAATTCTGTATCGTCTGGCCAACACAGAAAAACGTACGATAATGTCGAAATTGGTGACAGAGCTGAATTTGTTATTCGCAATACTTCTATAAGCCCAAATTTTTACAGAAGAGATGGCAAAGGTGCATCTGTCGATGACATTAATTCTACGGTGGAGTCTTTTCAAGTTGAAGCTGATTCTGCAATGCAGGTTGGTGAACATTTTGAAATTGGCGGTTGCATCTGGAAAGTAGTTTCAAGAAGTTTGGCAATGTTTGATCCGCTTGAAGGGCCTACAAGAAACCAAAACATTACTCTTGAATGTGTTGACACTTTGCTGTCTAAAAGCAAAAAAATTGGCATTGTAAGCGAGTCGTTAGTTGTAAATCCAAGCACTGAATTTATAGGAGACAGTGCTGTTGGCGAAACAAGCAAAGGCGTTGGAGAAGCGTTTTACCCTTTAACTCAAGTTGAGATTGCAACAGTCAAAAACAATCGACCTTCAATCGCTACTGAGATCGGCCTAAAAAGCACTGTTTTTCAGCGGCTAAATGGTTTGTGCAACTTTCAAAGTTTGCCTACTCCTGCAGAGTTGAACAAGGCTGAGGAAAAAGAAATTCAAATGAACAGCGGAACGATTTCTGCAAGTATTTTGCGTTCTTCTATATTCAGAATCTTCATAAGAGACGTAAATAGCGATCTTGGCATTACTGACTTCAATCCGCTGCCTCAGTTTTTTGTGGTACGGGGGCAGACGCCGGTTGCTCAGTACAACTATATTAGATTTACAAGTGATGAAGCGCGTGAGCTTGAATACAAATTTGTGCCTTTTTCGGGCTCAGAATTTGCAAAATTACCTGACAACACCACTCCAGAATTTATTGTATTGTCTCAATCAATTTCAACAGATCAGAACGAAAACGGAGCTGGTGATTTTATTGAATTTAGTGAACCCATTCCAGGCATAGGATCAATCAAGGTTCAAGTAACTGGACAAAGAATTTTCGGCAAAACAGCTTTTAAGGCAAACAAAGAATTTACCAGAGGTGCTCAAAGTGTAGCCCCAGCAAAAACGCTTTCATATCCAACAGCTGCTGCTTTCGTAACTGCTACCCCTGAGCCTGATGTTGGTACGATTGCAGAAATAGGAAGTCAGCTTGTAAAAGAAGCAAACCTTGGTGATTCTGGAATTACTAAAGGCAAAATATCAGCTTTCTTCTATAAAGTTGCAGGCAGTGCTGATAACCATCCAGCCCTTGTAGGGCGAAACGCAATATTTAAAAGCGTAGAATATATTGGAGGAAGTCACGCAAATTGGTTGCATTTAGAATGGACAGTGCGGAAAATAAACGCTTTAGATTACAGCAATGAATCAACTGCTTGGAGATTTATTAGCGTTAAAGTTATTGGCAGTGGTGGAGGCTTTAGCGAAAACCAAAAAATTGAAGTCAAAAGAGGCAGTGAAGCAACAAATGTTGTCAGCGCGCAGGCTGATTATTCTGCCGACCCTAGTTCTGAAAATTACAATCCCTTCGCAGCAAACAATCCCGATGGGACTTTGCGCTTTTCGGGAATGCGCTTAAAGATTAATGGAGTCACAAAAGACGTGACTTTAGGCGCAAGATCTCAAGCGTGGCGATATGAAGTGGGTTTTGGTGCGGTAGATGGGGAGCCTGGCGATACCAAAACAATTACAAGAACTTTTACTGAAGGCAGCAAAAGCATTAGGGTTAAACTGGAGTCTACAGTTGTAAAGTTTGCTGACATCGAGACTAAGGGTACGATAGTTGGCAATGAATTTGGCTGGTCAAACGCAAGAGTTATTCGAGTTATTGAAAACGATTCTACGTCAAAAACTTGGAATATAGATGAAACTTTCAGTTCTAGAAGAGCTGTAAGTTCGGATAATCCTTTCAAGGCAGGTTATAGTCATGTTGGCGCAACATATAAAATTACAGACGTTAGTTACGAAAGCACTGAACCAGCAACATTTGAGGCCGAGTTGTTCTTTGCAGAGCAAACACAAGTTGTAGATATTAGTGCTTACCGTGGCTTTGTTGAAAAATCAAACAGCACAAGCCCAGAGCATGAAATTGTCTACATAAATGAAGCGCAAGTAAATGACGATAAGGCCAATATGCTCAATCTTACTATTGCTGGTTTATCTTTAAAGGCAAGTCGTAGTTTTACGGCTCTTGATCAATTGCGCTGTTGGCTTGGCAGTGGGTTGGCTGTGGAGCGGTTGCATCCAGTTCTAAGAAGAGCTTATGGAGATTCAAGTGCTGTCGGACCAAGCAATTTATTCACTGATCTGGTTTACTTTTTGCTTACAGACCAACGAGCTGGCGCGGGTGGATTACTTGGGATAGATGGAGAAAATCATTACTTGGTAGAGAAGCAAGATCTAGTGAATACATCTAAATTTCTTGAGGCTCAAAAATTATTCTTCAACGGCCCGATTGTGGAGCGGACTAACCTGCGTCAATTTATTAGCGAACTTGCACCGTATTTTCTTTGTAATTTTATTATTTCTGATGGCAAGTTTTCGTTAAAGCCTGCTGTTCCTACTTTAAGCGGAGGAGAAATTGACACTGGCGCTGTCAACGTCAAGCAAATTTTTACTGGCGGCAATATTCTTGAAGATTCATACAAGCTGGAATACCTTGGAGCGGAAGAGCGCCGACCGTTTAAAGCTGTTGTGCGTTATAGAGAAGAGCGCAGAAATAGATTACCAGAAGAGCAAGTTGTTATTGTTAAAGGCGCTGATAGCACTGGCGACTTTGCTTCTCCTGGGATTGACCTTCTTCCTGAGGAACAGTTTGATTTAACTCAATTCTGCACCTCAAAAGACCATGCTGTAAAAGTTGCTAAGTATTTTCTGGCGCTTAGGGCTTACGTTACGCATACAATTAGTTTTTCAACTACAGCTGAAGGCTTAGACATTGGAGCGGGTTCTTACATCAAAGTAATAACTGAAGCGAGCCCGTATAATGCAGCTAATACTGGAACTGTTAGCAACTCAGGTGTTGTTACTAGCGTTGTTGACATGCCAGACGGTTTCTACCGTGTGACCTTTTTCAAGGTAGGCAGCGATGATATTGACACCAAGCAAATGCAAGTAAGCAACGGAAAAGTAGAAAGCTCCACTTTTCACAACATTGTATTTACGGTTGAAGATACTACTGTTTCTGAGAATATTTATATTGTTGAGCAGCTGACTTTTTCTCAAGACGGTATTGTTGATATTGTTGCGTCTGAGCATCCCTGCAATAATGACGGCACCAGCAAGGTCGCTGCGTTCATTACCAGCACTTCAGGCTTTAAGATTGACCCATGACTTTTCCGATAACCAAGGCAAACGGCGGCGACTTAGTACCAAGCGCCCGCACTTTTGAGTCAGGCGACTATCCGGTAAAAACTTACAAGGCTCAAAACGGCGCTGAGCACAGGATTTTGTATGGCAGCAATCGCACCAACATGAAGCTGTCACTTACTTACGCAAACATCCTTGATGCAGATGCTGAGCAGTTTTTAGATCATTACGACACGGTTCAAGGCACGTTCCAGACTTTTTCTCTTGGAAGCATCAATGGAGTAAATCCAACTCGCGGTGGCTGGGAAGGCAACACAGACGCTTTAGGCGCTCAAACCCATGGCAATAACTATCGCTACGAAGGCCCCCCGCAAGTGGCACAGGTAGCTTTGGGCCGTAGCACTGTTACAGTGAATCTGATTGGCGTGCTCTGATGGCTGTTTTTACCGGCGCTACTGGCAAGCTGTTTTTGAATGACACGGCTAATAACAGCGATCCTGGCACTGAGATTGCAAAGGTCCAGAATTGGAGCGTAAGTTCTTCAGTCTCTTTAATTAGCAATAAAACCTTAGGTGATACAGACGATACTTTTGTTCCTATAGGAAGATCAACGACAGGCAGTTGTCGTATTTTGTATTATCAAGAAGTCCTAGGGACAAGCAATGCTAGCAACAGCGCAAGCACTTTTTTGAATAAAGTTTTTAAGCCGCGTAGCGCTGGTTCAGGTTTTGATAATGGTGCTTCATTGGATCAAAATGAAGCCGACTCAGGCTTGAAAAATTTTAGATTACGTTTAAACATAGATGATGGAACGACTTCTGGCAAATTTATTGATATGAGAGTTTTCATTACTAACATATCTCTATCAATGTCTGTTGGCGACATTGTGGCAGCAGATATTCAATTCCAATGCCAAGGCGCTCCAGTTGCGGTTAACATC